TCCGCTGCTTGGAAGGGGCGCGTTTATGCTTCCACACTAGCAGGAAGGATTGAGTAACGACTTTTGAAATGAGAAATCATACTCGCCGAAAAAAGAAGAAAGGAGCGAAACGGTCCAAGTGAGCTTCGTCGCTGAGAGGATCCGCAAGGGCTTCAACAGTGTTAGGCAGGCCGCTGCGAGACTGGTTGCTCAGCGTCAGGTTCCTCCTGATGTGGCTAGGAAGCAGATTGAGGAGGAGGTTCCTGTCAGCTGGAAAGCTGACAACATGCTTTGGGGCTACGTTACCAAGTACATGCTTAGGGGCTCTGGCGCCGGCTTCGTAACTCCTCCCTACATGGCGTATTGGGAGAGATTGTGGGGTGCTACGCCGGTTGAGGATCTTCCGGCTTACAAGGAAACCTACACTTTTAAGCCGTACATCAAGGCCTGCGTGGACGTTAGGGTGAACATGGCCGTTGCGCAGGGGTTCGAGCTGGAAGGCGGCGAGGACCAGGTTCGCGAGTGGCTTATGGATTGGCTTGATGAACGGAATATTCTTGACACGTTGAGAATAATCGGAACGGACATGCTTGTTTTCGGCAACGCCTACTTCGAAATCTGTCGGGACGAGCAGACGGGCGAAGTTGCTTGGCTTAAACCGTTGGATCCAGTGCACATGCGGGTGCGCAGGGATGCGTACGGCAACGTGTTCGGCTACATTCAACTGTTAACCTTTCCTCCAGTCGCCTTCGTTGCGGATGACATCGTTCATTTCTGTTTCGGAGCGAAGAGCTGGTGGTACGAGTCTTGCTATGGCACGTCACTGTTGAGACCCCTCTTGAAGGTGCAGGCGCTCATCGACCAGCTGGAGGATGACATGTCGCTCATCATGCATATCTACACTAAGCCCATGCTTGTGGTAAAGGCTGGCACGCCTGAAAGGCCCTTTTCAGATCCGCAGTTGCAGAGTCTCATGGAGGCTTTTCGCGACAGGAAGCCCGCTACTGACGTGTTTGTGCGTGGAGATGTTGAGGTTACCGTTGTCCAGAGCATGACGAAGGAAGTGAACATTCAATGGTGGTTCGACCACCTGAAGATTCAGCGTGCCGCCGTGCTGGGCGTTCCCAAAATCTTCCTAGGCGAGAGCGAGAGGACGAACAGGGCCACAGCTGACATCGTCATGCAAGAATACGTCACGGAGGAACGGATGTTCCAAGAACTCATGGGCGACACTTTAGAAACTGGCCTGTTCAAGGAGCTGATACGGGAAAAGTTTGGAGAAGGCAAAGAGGTTCCACACGTGAAATGGCGGCCTGTGTGGGAGCCCCTGGTCGACGTCAAGGCCAAGTACATCGCGGATCTTGTCGAGAAGAAGATAATCTTTCCATCTGAGGCTAGACCCCAGCTTGGTTTTCCAGAACAGCCTCCTGCAAACATGCCTGCCGGCGGCGTGTCTGCTGGATCGTCTGTTACTATTACAAGGGAGAATCCTGCTTGAGTTTTGCCTGCAGAAAACTGTGCGGCTATGATTTGAGGAGGCCGCATTTGACCTGTCTGTACTGTCGAGTCCGAAGGTTCTTCTACGGGAAGTTGGACAGGAAACGTTTCCGTTACAACAGGCTCATGCGTGTTGTTATGCCGCAGGATTGTGACACGTACGTCTTGTTTATTGATAAGAGGAGGCGTTTTGCGAAGCTCAAAGCCGCATTCTTGAAGCGGTTGCTCACGATTTGTGAATGGCTTGCTAATTGACTATAGGTTTGTTGTAGAGGAATGTTCTGTGCCAGGTCTTGAAGAAGCAGAAACTGTTTGGCGATACAGAATTGCTGATCCGGGTAAGTTTGAGAAGTTCAGGGTTAAGGAGCTTGGGAAAGGCGTCAAAATCACGGTTGGCAAGGTGAAGGGTAGTGACCGCTGGGAGATCCAGAATTACATGTTTGAGAAGGAACGGTTCAAGACTCGTGAGCAAGTGCGGAAGTGGCTTGACAGGCATTTGAAGGGGGAGATTAAGACTCTGCTGGATTTCAGGGCTTGGAATGAGTATCGACGCAGAGTCGTTAACGCTTACGTTCAAAACTCAGAGTTGCGGTGAGCAGGATGCAGTTGAAGTATTTTGTTCCGTTTAAGGCGCAGGAAGGTGTCGACGCACAGTTTGCTCTGAGAGAGAAGCTCATTAGCATCGAAGGACTCGCGGTCGATACGAGTGTCAACAAGAACAAGTGGCAGATTCCAGAAGAGGACCTTGACTATTTCACTGAAACGCTCAAAGGAGCCCAGCTGCGCGCGGATCATGCTGAAAGCGTTTTCATGATTGTTGGCAAAGTGCCTGAGGCAAAGCGTCAGGGACAGGAAGTCTTCTTCAGGGCCGAGGTCGGCGGAGAAGAAAAGCTCATCGATAAGATTCTGCGTGGATACGTGAAGTATGTCAGTGTCCAGGTTGACAGTGACGCCGTTGAGTGTAGCAAGTGCCATCAACCAACTCGAAAGGAAGGCATGCTTGTTCACTTGTGCCCAGATGCTTGGGAAATCGTGCACAAACCAAGCGTCCGGGAACTCAGCATCGTTGCTTCTCCTGCCTACGAGAAGACCGAGTTTAAGCCTGTCGGCTTTGCGGCTGCAATGAATCAGAACCAGTCTGAGCAGCTCGCAAACCTTTCCAAGTCACTTTGTAGTGATGATGTGGGTTCTAGGCGTGAGCCGCAAGGACCTGAAAACAAAATGAGTGAAGCAAAAGAGGTGAAGCCTATGTCTGAACAGCAAAATGGTCAGCAGAAGGCTTCTCCGCATCAAGCACAGGGAATAGTCAACGTCGCGCCAGGCGAAGGCGCGCCGAAAGAGCTTACGTATCAGCAGTACATCGACCAGTTAACGCAGCTTAAGCAACAGATAATGCAGAAGCCGGGAGCTTCTGACGCTGAACTTAACGATTTGCAGAGTAAGATCGCGGACCTCGAAGGAGAACTAGCCAGAAGAGCAAAAAAGGCGGAGTTCGGAAAGAAGATCAGCGAGTTGTCAAAGAAGCTGGGTGATGAAGCACAGGAAGGCGCAGAAGAGGGTGAAGAGGCAGAGAATGCAGGTGCACAGGTGAAGCATGCGAGTGGGAAGGGCATTGTCGGAGCGATTGAAGACTCCAACCCTGACACTCTGGGAGATTACAAATGGTTCAACGACTTAATCAAGGCTTCGCGGAAGCTGACTAACGCGGGATTCAGGGGTTAGTGATGTCGAATGAGTTACTTTTCGGGTTTTCCGAACCTTGAAGCCAGTGCAGGTGCAGGCCTTGTCTCGGACACTTTCGTCATCACCATGATTGCGGGTGAAGACCTGGTCCCGGGATATCTTGTTGAAATCACAGGCGACTTCACGGTCAAGAAATGCCAGACTCTGAACAGCACGAAAGTGAAGGGCATAACGGTGACGGGTGCAAAGAACGGCAGCCCAGTTTCAGTTGCGTGTCGTGGACTTGTAAGAGCGACGGCCTGGGGAAGCATAGGTGCCGGCGACCAGATTGGGTCTGCAAGCGGCGGCACTTCAGCCGGATTCATAATCAGTGATAACACTAGCAAGAACACCACGATACTTGGACAGGCGTTGCAGGCAATAGCAAGCGGCGGCGTTGGAATCGTAGCGCTCTGGTAAGGTGTCCATGATGAGTTTTGTTCGTGACGCTTTAACATGGGTGGACACTGGGGCAGTAGCGTATCCAGCGTTGCATCAGCACATCATTGAATTGACGATGCCAGCCCTTGTCGTGAAACGCTTGTTGCCTGAATTTCCGTTGGTTGCGGGGCGAACGGCAACATTCACTAAAGAGAAAGGGTCCAGGAGCATTGGTATTAGCGCAATCAGCGAGGCCACTGAGATTCCGATGGATTTCACACCGCTTGACTACGTTACCGTTACACCCTATAAGAAGGGAGAACGGGTTCGTGTACCTCGCGAACAGATTGAAGATTTGTACATTCCTGTGATTGAGCAGCAGCTGAGACGTCTTGCAAGGCGTGTAGCCTTCCAGATTGACAAGGACTGCCTCACGTGCATCGACGGTGCAGCAGCTAATAGCATCACGGCAACGGGGACGACGATGGGTGCGACGGGAACGGAGTTCACTGTTTCAGGCGGAACGGGTACAAAAGACATTTTGAAGGCTGAGGCTATCATAGGAAGCTACAACTTTGTTGCTGACAGTCTGCTTGTGAACCCGATTAACGCTAGAGACTTGAGGTACCTGCCGAATTTCAGCTTGATCTCGCAGTACGGCGAGCCAGTCGTGGAATCGGGTAACCTCGGCAAAGTGTACGGGTTTGACTTTTACGTGAGCAACGTCGTGTCTGCAGGCACAGCGTACTTGCTGAGCACGGGCAAAAACCTAAGCGGTTCATACGCCCCATTGGGATTTTTCGTTATCAAACGGCCTCTGCTTTCGGATTTAGACATCAAAAAAGAGTTCGACTCTATCGATGTTAGCTTGACAACGAGGTTCGCGCCGGTCGTCACATGCGGAGAAGCAATCGTCAAAATCACGGGGTTGGCAGCAACCTAAATTGAGACCTTTGATTCCCAAGTTTCTCGTTCCTGTTTTTTTCTCCATAATTCCCTATTCATAATAGTACGTTATCGAATGAGCAAGTGCGCAAGGCAGCCTCGCAAAAACGAAAAAGGTGAAAAAAAGAATGAGTGGAACAAACGGATTAAACAGGCAATCAATTAACCTTAGCTTTCTCTCGAACTTGAAGTGGTGGCAAGCAACCATAATGTTAGCGGTGCTTCTCGGCGGCCTCGCATTGATTGCTCATGAGGGCGGAAACGTCGATATTGGTTTGCAGTTGCAGCTTCAAGAGTTGCGGGACGAAATCAACATACCCGTCAATAGCACGGTTTCAGCAATGATTAAGCAGGCCTCGTATATCGTCACGGCTCATAGTGGCTATACTTGTTATTTCAACGGTTCAGCTGAAAGTGGCGGAAAACTAGAAAACTACGCTCTCAACGCGAGCACGGTGATAGCAAATCTCTTCGGAAACTTCAGCGGCGGTAGCGTATTCATCAAAAACGTATTTTCCCCGTACATTCTAAGTGTAGGTGCATCAATTCCTAGTAACTGCTCTCTTATCAGTGATGGCGCAGTTCTGAAGCGAGGAGACGGCACGGCTGACATGAACGTTCTGAACCTAAACGGAGTCAGCAACGTGACGATTAGCGGCCTTGAAATCGATGGAAACAACAAAAGCAACACGGGAACAAACCAGTACAAAAACCACGGCATATACCTGAGCCTATGCACCAGCGTAACTATTGAAAAATGCTACATCCACGACACCGTGTACGATGGAATCTTGGACTGGACGGGCAATCCGCCTTATGGGTCAGATCTAGTAACCATCACGCATAACAGAATCGAAAACTCCAACAACTACGAAATGATTGGAGTATCAGCAAAACGCTTCGAGATTTCATTCAACACCCTTCTTAACAGGCAAACAGCCGTCACCACAATGTACGATATCCACGTTGACGAAGAATACAATAACACCGTAGGGAAAGTCCTTGGCAACACCATAGACAGCTACGATGAATACGCAGTTCACTTAACAAGCACTTATGGGCCAGCTGGAACCGTGACAATAAGCAACAACAACATCATCAACAATGTCACGGGAATATACTTAGAAGCATCCGCAGGCAACTGCACCGTTTCTATGAATACTATTCAGAACTGTACTTCCGGCGGAATATTCGTTCTCTCAAACTCAAACAGCATCACCAGCAACATTATTCCAAGCCTGCAGCTAGGCTCAAATAAAAACGCAATAGACATCCGAGGCAACTCGAACACAGTTTCTCAAAACACCATCAGCAACACAGGTGGTGCAGCATACAGCGCCGGCATTTTCATATCAGGACAAGCTAACACCATTTCAGAAAACACGATCTACAACGCGTACAATGGAATTTCAGTAGGCGGCAATCTTAATTCTCTTGTCGGCAACACCGTGAGCATTGCGAGCAACAACGGACTATATTTCGGAGTAGCAGCCTTAACGACGGTAACAGGCGGCGCATTGTATCGGTGTAATTCAGCAGCCGTGATGCTTGACAACGCAAACCAGACGACACTACAAGGCATGACGATTGACCTTATCAACAATCTGGGCGTATACGTCTTAGCTCCAGACAATAACACGAAGATTCTAGGCGGCAGTATTTGCGATACACGAACCCAAGGAATTCTTCTCCAAGCAGGATCCTACAACTGTTTGATCGCGGAAACCACTTTCAGGAACAATTCAGCTCCCTTAAGTAATTCTGCCACGGGAACAGTTGTAAAAAGTAATCCAGGCTTCATAACCGAAAACACAGTTTTGAACATGGCTAACAGCACCGCTACGACGTTCGTGTTCAATCATGGATTGGCAGCTTCTGCAAACAGTGTTCAATGTAGTTTTGACCTTACTATACAATACAGCTGGACTTGGACGAGCACAAGCACACAAGTAACCGTGACGGTGACGCCTGCTGCAGGACAGACTCTCCCAGCAACCTATCATATTCTCAGTGCAGAGCTCCACTACATTCCATAGCCTTTCAACCATTGGAAAAACCCCTTTTTTAGTCATCCAATTTTCAATTCATCGAGGTATTGATGAATGGGTTCAGGAACCATTCCTGCGGGAAACACGTATGTTGATGTACCGCACGGTCTCTCGTTCGCTCCGACAATCGATCAGATCGTACTGACGCCTCAGGATGATCTTGGCGGCAGAACCTTTTGGCCAAGTAATCCTAGCTCATCAACTTTTCGCATAAACATAAGCATGGCCGATCCAGACACAAACCACGTTTTCAGTTGGCAGATAATCACGCAGGCAACGGGGCCGCCTGCTCCTGTGGCTGGGTACATTGCAATCGCCGACGTGCAGGGCCATTTGAACATGGCCTACGATTCTGGGTCTGGAAACTACACTGTTTACGGTTTGACGTTGAATCAGACAGCATTGCAGGCGCACGTGGACTATGCAAACACGTACATCATAGCCCTCACCGGCGGACTCTTGACTTTGACTGATCAGCGGTACCCACATGCAAAGATTGCCGCTCTGGATCTTGCTTGCCTGCGAGCCCTTGTCATCAGCAGCAGCGGTTCACTCGTGGGCGCCTTCGACTATTTCCTGGGCGATTTGCGTGTTGCACGCACAGCTCCTTACGCCGCAGCCCTTCAAAGAACGATTCAGGGACTGAGTGAAGACCTGCACAAGCAGCTCGTCAACTTGACCCTGCCCGTCGTCACCGCAGAAGCTTCGATGAAAGATGACGTTCCAACCTACCAAGGAGGCCTCATGAACCCGTGAGCAAAGTCCTGACGAAAGGAAACTACATCCTCGCAAATGTCAACGGCACAAAAAAGGTACTCACAAGCACCAAGATGCAGCAGCTCATCAACGAAGGCTACGACGTGGAAGTCGCAACAGCAACCTAACGCGCGGCGCGCTTTAGAATTTTCAAAAACCTTGACTCAAAACCGCGGAACAAAACAAAGAAAAAGAGGGTTTTGATGTTTGCTTATGGCGTTTGTTTTGGCATCCACAATCGCACTCGCACATAGTTCCAGCAGATGTCCGTTGCTCCCCTGTAAAGCGTAACAGTGTTCGCAGACGAATCCACCCAAGCCAAACCAGACTCAACATCAGTCTTCACCAGCCAAGCATAATAGCTGCCGACACCAGAATTGTTTGTTAAGCCTGCAAGCGCGTATCCGCCATCACTCGTCTGCACCAAAGCATACGCCACATCATCACTTGTTCCCCCGTACGTTTTGTTCCACTGCATGTTGCCATTCGAGTCAGTCTTAACCAGCCAAAAATCGTAGCCGCCAGCACCAAAAGAGTTTGTCCAGCCTGCAAGCGCGTATCCGCCATCACTCGTCTGCACCAAAGCATACGCCACATCCTTGCCTGTTCCTCCGTAGGTTTTGCTCCACTGCATGTTGCCTGCCGAGTCAGTCTTGATCAGGTAAGCATCGAAGCCGCCAGCACCAAAAACTGTTGTGAAGCCTGCAAGCGCGTATCCGCCATCACTCGTCTGCACAAAAGCGTACGCCTGCCCAGAGGGGCTTGGTCCTACGTAGACTTTGTTCCACTGCATGTTGCCTGCCGAGTCAGTCTTGATCAGCCAAGGATTTTCCCACCCGCCACCACCAAAAGACGCTGTCCAACCTGCTAGTGCGTATCCGCCATCACTCGTCTGCACCAAACGAGACGCCGCATCATCGAATATTCCTCCGTAGGTTTTGTTCCACTGCATGTTGCCAGAAGCATCAGTCTTGACCAGCCAAGCATCGTAGCCGCCAGCACCAAAAGAGTTTGTGTAGCCTGCAAGCGCGTATCCGCCATCACTTGTCCGCACCAAATCAGACGCATAATCATTGCCCGACCCTCCGTAGGTCTTGTTCCACTGCATGTTGCCATTCGAGTCAGTCTTAACCAGCCAAAAATCGTAGCCGCCAGCA